TTACCGTGTCATTACCAAAAATTGCATACCGCTCGCGCCCCAGATATTTCCCACCCTGAACTGAAGCACTGCCGTTCTGTATTTTTATTCCGAACATTCGATACACGTACATGCCATTAACTTCGTGAGCCATCAGCCCGAATCTGCCCAGCGGAACATACCCGCTGCCGATGCTCACGGCATTTTTAGAAGGCGTCCAGAGTTGATTGAGGTAAACGAAAGGCCGCTTTGTCGTCGAAAACGTGCAAGCCCCGGCTGCATTGAAGATGTTGAGGCCGGTGCCCGGCTGAGGCGCCACGCCACTGGCAAAGATGACAATATCTATCGTGCCGGTCGTTGGAGCATCATCGTTGGTGGATGGAGGGCTGAAGAACCTGACCGTGTTGCCATCGAAATCGACTGTGTTACCGCTATTGCATCGCCCAAAAACGATATATTTGGACTTGTCGTACCCCGCTATCGTGGGAACTGCCCAGCCGCCTGTGGAGACATTGACGGTCCCCTTCCAGATACACTGCCCTGACTGCGTGGCATTGGTTATTGAGGTGAAGTCAGTGCTGTTGCTGATTAGCAGCCCCACCCCACTACGCTGGCCTGACGGAAATATCTGCCAGAGGCTACCCGGGAACGTGTACGTACTTTCACGCTCACTGATGCTTACATCCTTCATCGTGGAGTTCTGCGTCACGCGGCCACCGGATATGGTGACCGAGTTCATTTTATGAAGTAGCCCTGAATCAAGGTAAGCCGTCGCGTGAGGGATAAACAGCACCTGCGCCCCGGAAACATAACCGGCAACATCAGCGTACTTGGCTTTCTGGTAGCCACTGTCAAAGTTGGCCCCAAACGACGGGCATCGCAGGCCCGCAGTTATCTCCATACGCTTTCCGCCGTCATTTAGTTCTATCAGTAGTCCTGTCGGCATTTTATGTCCACGTCCCCAGTACGATGCGGCCGCCACCCGGAATATTAATGGTTACGCCATTACCATTAATCACCGTTGTGTTGCCGGAGCCATTGAAAGAAAAATTACCGTTTGTGGCGTAAATCGAGCCGCGAACGGTCACGTTGTTGAACGTCGCGTAGCCTGACTTGTTGATGTGCCAGCCAACGTTCCCCGTGCCGTCCCAGGTTGTGGACTGGATGTAGCTGCCGATTTTGGTGTTATCGATAGTCCCTTCACCAATCACAGTATTTCGGATAAAGGTCTGCCCGTTCTGAATCACGAACGGAAGCGTAACGGTCGCTCCTGCCTGGTGCGTTACCGCGAAGCGGTCAGCCAGGAAGATAACCTGTGATTGCATGCCGGACGGCGTATTCTCTACACCGATCCCCATCCCTGCTGCGTAGTACTGACCATTGCTGGATAACCCGACCTTGATGCTGTACATCGCCTTCAGATCCCCGTTAACGTTCGCGATGGCCTGAGCGTTAGTGGTAATGGCTGACGTATGCCCGTTTATGGTCGCCGTGATGCCGTTTATCTGCGTGGCCGTGGCCTGCTGGTAATCGGAGAACGTCTGGTTCAGGCTGTTGATGGATGCCTTGTTGCCGTTCACGTCAGTCTGCAAACTCAGCAGCGAACGCGCCGTTGCCTCCTTCTCGTTGACGATCACCTCATCAATGCGGTCCAGCTGCGCGCTGTTACCGGCGACGGATGCAGACAGCGTTTTGCGCGCGGCCACCTGCGCCAGGTTGCCCTGAATAATCGCGATGGCGGAGTTCTTCACTCCCCCCGTCATGCCGTCCACAGACACGCTGATATTATCGATACGCTGACCCAGTGCGGTATCGGCCGTCGCCACTGTCTGCTCAAGCTCGCTCAGAGAAGAAGACACATCTCCGACCGTGCTCGACAGGTTTGTAACGCTGGTCTGAACCTTCCCGATATCCTGGGCGTTTTTGGCGATTTCCTGCGCCTGTTGCGCCAGTTCGTCGTTGGCCTGTTTGATGTCGTCAGCCATGCCAGCAATTTTTTCATTGCTGTCTACCGCGTTCTCGATCAGGTCTTTGAACGTATCGGAGCCTTTCATGTCCTCCAGAATTGCATCGGTGATATCGGATACATCGATGCTGGCCTGCCCGCGCACCCAGTCGGTCCAACCGCTCTGATTCCCGATCCTGTCGACAAGCCGTGCCTGGTACCAGAATTCCTGCCCCGCCTTCAGCCCCATCTGTTGATAAAGTTTCTGCGGATACGGTACAGATGCCAAAAGCATCGGATTCGAGCCGTCAGCGGCAATGCTGTATTGCAGCTCAGTGCTCAGGGTGTCGCCGGTATTAGCCGGGAATCCCCAGGTGACGTTGATTCCGAATACGACGTCTTCGGAGGCCTTAAGCCCGACAGGTTTGGGTACCTCACCCGCGCGTCCCTTCAGGTGTGTAAGCGCGGAAGTTGCCCAGAGACTCGATGCACCGCCGGAGTTGATCGCGCGTACACGGACCAGATAATCACCCTCGAAGATGCCAGGCACTTCGATATTGCGAAGACCGGTCTCCGGTACGTTAACCCACTCATTGTCGCCGCGCTTCCACTGCACCCGATAGGCTATGACATCCGCCTGTGGTTTGCCGTTCTTGTCGACCGGCGCATCCCAGGATGCCGTCAGGGTAGCCACTCGCTGCCCCTGGCGCACTGCGTCATAGCTCGCTACCACGATATTGGTCGGCTGGTTGACGAGGCCGGTTGGTATCAGACTAATTGGCGGCGTGTCCAGGCGGGCATTGTTATCGACCGCATCATATTTTGATGCGTTATATTCGGCCCCAGTGATAGTGAAGGTGTTTTCTTCATCATCAAATCTCAGGTTCGTAACGCGGAAGTATTGCAGGCGCAACTGCCCTGCATCGATGACGAATACAGCGTTAGGTAACGGCTCTGCCGTGAAAGGCGTGGCGATCACCAGCTGCGTGCCGTTTACGGCCTGGATCACCCTGCTTTCGACGGTACCGCCCCGTGTGCGGATCATCAGTGTGTCACCCGCAACGGCACTGGTTCCCCGATCGGTTGTCACAGCCTTCAACCCGGCGTTATATCCGGTTATACGCCCGCCATAAACACGCCCTGAAAGGCGTTCGTCAGCAAATGCAAACACGGTACCCGGCACGTAGACATAGCCATCAAGCCCGGTCTGTAGCGTAATAATCCGGTCGAGTGAGTTGGAATACACCGCCCACCCGCCACGGCGCTGTGCTTCGCTCTCGCGCGTACAGCCGATTGCGGTGATCTGCGTCTGCTTAAACTTGAACTGCTTAACCAGGTCCGGGAACATCACCGCTGTTGTGCGGTCCTGATAGTGATTGTCAGGGTCGCTGAAGTTAATCAGCGCGCTGGAGAAGCGGGTCTTTTCACTGCCGCTCGAGTAAACCGGTTTGCCCACCACCGAAGCGCGAGTAAGGATTTGCAGCTTCGACGTATCCGCCGGCATGTCCGAGACAACATTGAACATGTTGTTGCCCCAGAACGTCATGCCATTGAACCCTGCGGCGATGTCTTTGATTACCTGCCACGCATCAGCCTGCGACTGGATGTAGACATCAAACATGAAGCGCGGCTCGGTACCGTCGCCACCCTTCCCGTCAGGTACTTTCTGATCGCAACGCTGGGCAATACGGTAAAGCTCCCACTTATCCAGCATCTGCGCCGTGACGCGTCGGCCAAGTCCGAAACGCGGCTCAGTGAGCACATCGAACCAGATCCATGCTGGGTTATTCGTCCAGCCCCACTTAAACGTCCCGTCCCATGTGCCGCTATAGGTTCTGGCTATCGGATCGTAATTCGAAGGGATGCGGATAACGCGCCCCTTAGGTTTACAGGAAACCTTCGGGATATTGTTGAACGATTTGGCGTTGAACGACACATACAGCAGCGCCGTATGGGGATAACGCAGGCGCGCATCAATCACCTCAGTGATTGCCTGTACCTGCGTTTTATTCTGCAACATCTGGCTGGTGCTGTCGTCGGTGTCGCGTACCACGCGAATCTGCCAGCCTGTACTGGCTTTCGGAAGATTAATGCGATGGGTCAGTTCATAGAGAGAACTGAGTTTCTCTGTCACGGTTCTTGTCATGACCGTAGAGAACGCACCACCATCTACAGCAAGATCGATATGGTACTTTACGGTAGTGCCGACAATATCCCCGTCGTTTTCCTGCTGCTGCAAACCCGGAATACCAATGCGAACGAGCACAGCGTCAATCTGGGTGTTACTCAGCGCGCGCGTCCAGGGCGTGGCTTTTGTCAGAGATACGCCAACCGTAGTTTCGTTCTCCACTGCGGGAAAACCCGGAATCGGCGTCTGGGTCTGTGTTCCCGGCCGAAATTCCCAGGAAACGTTTTCAAAGTTCATCGTTCCGTCGGCGTTTCCCAGCGGCGTACCATCCAGGAAAATGCTGGTCGCATCCAGACCACCAGCAAACTCACCTTCCCCGAGCGCCAGCAGCATGCGGCAGCGCGCCATTGACTGCGCCGAATCAGGTTGTTCTACAGGTGTGTGCTGCTTCTGGCTGCCACCCTTTGCACCAGTGATCGCTTCCATATTACATCCATAAAAAAAGCACCCGACTGGGTGCTTGATATTCAGAAAGGAGTTATCAGATGTCTTCGGCGACTATGCCAGCGCTGATGATGGCGCCGCCAATCTCGCGGACGCCATAGAGAAGCGCGACCGGGTTTCCCATCGCAAGGGTATTCACTGAGCCACCAAAGGCATAAGAGGGCTTATTGTCAGGGTCGTCTCGCCCCTGTAACCCTTTGGGCTGGGGCGAAAGCATCTGGTAAATACCGCCGGCCATCATTGACGCGCCCGACATCGCAAGCCCTGTGCCAAACGTAGCTAAAGCCCCGGAGCTAAAGTAAGAAATCGCGATGCCAGCCACCACCATCACAGCGCCCAGGATGGTCTGAAATACTCCGGCCTTTTTCGAACCTTCCATAATCGGCGCAATGCGGATATCACTGTCTCCTGTCAACTCCTGGAAGTCCTGAGTGCCGATATTCCTTTTCCCGCGGAACACGGCAAAGGTCATGCCGTTTTTTTTGGCATTCATCAGATAGTCTTCCAGCCCGTCGAAATTGATGCACAGGGCTTTGACCGCTTCGGCAGATGTCTGCACTGCCAGTTTGTGCACGCGCCCAAACCGGGCGCCCAGTGCGCCATACAGACGAATAGTGGTTAAACGCGCCATGGCTTAATCTCCTGTGGCAGGTCTTTGTGACGTACGCAGATCATCGTGCGGTCTTTGAAATAGCCTCGGGCATATGGGGTAATGCAGGAAGGCTGGCCGTAAAGGTGGTGGAGCAGCTCACCTTCTTCAGTGATGATGCCCGCATGGTTCCACTTATCGGAATCAACCTGCATGATGACCATACAGCCTGGTACCGGATCGCACTCGACGAACCCTTCCCGCTCCCAGTTTTCGAAATAGAGGTTGTCCGGGTACTGGCTTTCCCACCATGGGTAATCGACGCGAAAATCGTTTAGCGTGACGCCCTGGTTGGCATGCCAGTCCATAATCAGCCCCCAGCAGTCATTCGAGCCCAGGATAAACGGACGCCCAATAAGCGGCACCGCCTCCGGCATTATCTCGGCGTATTTATCGCTGTCAGGTGAGTAAATACCCCAGACCACGCCGGAGTTGTTGCACTGCTGGCGGTCCAGCTCGGACGGAATAGGCCGGGCACCGTCGCCCGGGTGGGAGTGGATCACGCGAATAATCGTCCCGATATCTTCGGCGTTAGCCCAGTGCTCGCCATCGATGCGAAAATGTTCTGTCGGATTTTCGTGCGTATTCGGCACGGGAATGTAGCGCTGGCGACGGCCAGACTGAATAACGAAGCCACAGCACTCACGCGGGGATTCCTCCAGTGCATGCGCCCGGATAGCTGCCATTATGGTTTTATTCATTGGTACGTCCGGTTATCGGATAAAGAGAACGGTTGCCGGGAAGCCACCAAAATCGAGGATTGCTGCGTCAGGGTCTGCCAGGCCAGCGCCAAATCGTTTACGGCAGTCACTGAGGCAACCGCCACATACATCAAGGGCAGGATCTGATACCGGATTCCCTTTCGCGTCGAAATACGCAGTGCCGTTATAGGTGCATCCATCGCCGCTACGATACTGACCGCGCAGCGCCCATTCACAAAGCGATGTGATCTGTCGGGTGGGGATCACAAGGCTCTGCAAATCGGCTGGGCTGCTGAGTGCCCAGGTAACCACCTCATCATCTTCGGAGGTTTTGGAGTCAAGCCAGAAGGTCTGAAGTGTGAACATTGACGAATCAGCTGTAGGGTTTACGCCACCAGGGTAATTTACGGCATCGAGATAGACCGCATAGGTATCGATAATGCTCACTTTTGCGTTAACCATGTCCTTAAATTGCAGGCACAACGCAGTGATATGGCCGTCAAGGTTTGAGACGCTGAGAGTGGGCTCCGCCGCCTGGTCTGTTGATAGCTCCAAGCCTGAAACCTGAAACGGCCAAAAATCGTAGATATTGCCACCGAAGACGATTGGCTTGGGTCCAAGCCTTTCTTCATCTCCATTGGCAGCATCAATTTCTTCCGGTGTATGGGGGAAAGGTGCGTAGTGGAATCGGTGGATCCCGCCACTGAACTCTGAGGCGTCAACTTCAACCAAGCGGACCCTGCCACCCGGCGCCAGCATAGCCGCCTGATCGACTAATGCCATTATGCGTACACTCCGTAAGCCCGTTTGATGGTGAACGTCAACTCAGCATATTTGCTGCTGATCTGCGTTTTACGAACCGAATCGGCTACGACGCGGTAAAGCCCCTTTTCTTCACCTGGCGGCGTAATGATGAAAGCCTTCACGGTATGAGCAAGGAGGAAATCACGAATCCTGTCCACTTCCGATTCGGCGTCTGTGTGCTTCATAGGGATCTGAATAGCCGTGCTGTTAATACCGTTATCAGCTACCTGCTCATAGCCATCACCGAACTGCGCCGCGCGTACTGCCTGGCTATATTCAATCGCACCAGCACCGAGCTGCGAGCGCCAGCTGTATGTATCAACTGCCATATTTACTCCATAAAAAAACCCGCCGAAGCGGGTTGTGTCTGTAGTTTGACAGGCGAATTAAAGTCAATCAGGGTAAATAGCAAAATCACCTACTGATCCAAGCCCTATTCTATAACTAATTGTTTTACGCTCGGAAACCTTGCCAAATTGCGCCGTTAGGCCGCCATAACAAGCTCCTGTGCCTTGCGCACCGAAAACATGATCACCAGGGTTCAGAAATAGCGTAACTTTTTCTCCTGCCTCAAGATCAGCAATTGGCTTACTGTCAGCGAATACCCTTACAGAGCACAAGCTACCTCTCAACCCGCCATCCCGTTTTATAATGACCTGACCACTTCCATCCCTGTTGGTTGTAAAAGATGGGTCAATTAAACGCTGGGCCGGAACCTCTTTGGCCTGCTCAGTAGATATAGGTTTGGTGGCACACCCAGACAAAATGATGATGCCCATGACCAAAATAAGATTCTTCATGTCCCTATCTTCCCTCGGTGAAAACTCGGACTAATCCTAACAGCATTCAGACAAAGGCAAAACCCGCAGAAGCGGGCTACCTGCCTTTACTAAAGTTGTAGATCATTCCTCCAGGCTTAAGGTGCTTCTGGATAACCTGCAATGCAGCGTTCTGCATTTCATCAGCGAGCGCACGGCCCATAGCATCACCGGAACTGCTGGATTGCGCAGTAGCATTTCCGTTGGCGTCAACGTTTACGACAGTATTGATTACGGGTGCAGAACCGCCACCGGATCCAGAACTGCTGTTTAACCCGTACATTGGAGCCCGACCAACGAACCCGCCATCTGCATAGCCCTTAGCGTTACGCATCAGCGCATAAAGATTACCTACACCCAATGCAGACGTAGCCTCTTTGGTGAATACAAACTCACCGCCGTGAACGACTCCTTTTGGCTCATATTTCCCACCGTCACCAGTGTATCCACCAGAGTCGAAAAGACTAACACCAGAACTCGCCGCATTGGTATAAGCTCCGCTGGGTGTATTGCCGGTTCTGACATCACCAGTAATCCATCCCATGGCTTTCTGCACCGCCCAAGCCACAAGCAATCTGTTAATGATCTCAACAATCATTTTGAGGATGGATGCAGCAAACTGTCTGAAAGATGCCGTTCCTGTTGTAACAAGGCTGGTCATCATGTCGGAAATACCTCCGAGGGCAGTTTGCGCTGCCTGCGACACTGAGGAATAAACGTTCTGCGCCGTCTGAAGATATTCATTCAGCCCATTCACAGCACCAGCTCGCCAGTTCTGTTCAAGCGAGTCCTGCGCTTTATAGGTTTTGCGCATTTCAGAAAGCGCTTTCGCCTGAGCCTTAGGATTTAGAGCGTACTCTTTCTCGATACGATCGAGTTCCATCCCTCTCTGAGCATCTCGAGATGATACCCCTGAAGCGAGTAAGGCAATATCGGCACGTTTAGCCTCTTGCTGACGCTGCAACTTCTGTGCACTGTCCATCAGATCATTCATCTTTTTCTGATGCTCAATCTGCCGGGATAAACTGGCCTCTTTCTCGAGGCTCAGCCGAATTTCCTTTTGGTGCGTAAGAATAGATTTTTCATCAGCTGTGAGTAGTTTCTTCTCCTTGAGATCAGCAATTTGCTGATTGAAAGCCAACAACCGTTTTTCACCATCAGTCATTGATTCCGTTTGCACTGACTGTTGACGCAATACCGCCAGGCGTTGTCGAGACTCCTGAAGCATTCGGGTTGCGGCATCAATACTGAACCTATCAGCTCTTACTTTTCTTTCTGATTCGTCAGCAAGCTTACTTACTGCGCTACGGGATTCTCTGTTGGTTCCCCCATCTCCCGTTACACCAGAACCTCGAGCTTCAGCTTCATAATTTGCCTGCGCATTAGGTGCGGTGATGCGCTTCCACAAAATGTCATAGCGCTTTTTGTTCGCTTCAATTTCCTTATCAGCATCAGCCCCGGCCTTTTTCATAGCCGCGACATCCATGCCGAGGAAATTAGCTAAGGCACCCCCACCAGGTATTTTTTCAGCCCAACCAGCGATCGTCCCGGTAAATTTGGCATCCAGAGAAGTGATATTGAGGAATAGGTCGTTAATCGATGCTTTTACTAATTCAAAAATATCGATAACCTGATTGGCCCAGGCGCGAAGAGTTACCCCAATCTGCTCAAACACGTTTGATGCAGTTGTTTTTACAGTTTTCCATGCCCTGCCAATATTATCTGTAGCTTCGACGACTTTGTTGCTGCGCTCCTCCATAACGCCAGCATAAAGGCTTACCGCCTCCGTAACCGCGGCCTGCTCTCCTTTCGTCTGTTTAAGCTGGATCAGATGTTTCATTTCAGCTTCTGTCAGGAAGCCGTATTTTTCATTGAGTTCCGCCAGCCCTTTAATTGGATCTTTAAGAATCTTACCAAAGTCTGCCATGGAGTCTTTGGTCTCAATGCCGGCGTCTTTCATCACCAGCATTGCCTTTGCGATCCGCTCCATTTCAGGGCCACTCGCTTTCCCCTGATTATTCAGGTCGATTAAGGTGTCAGTGACTTCTGAGACTGAATTACTGGTTTCCGATGCAACCCTCGCTGCAACTGAATTCAGTTGTTCAAGCGATTTGAAACCTGCGCCCCCCATCAGCAACACTGATGACGCCGCCCGATCGAATTGCTCGGATGATTTAAAAGCCGCAGCCCCCATCAGTGCCAATGTTCCAATGAGTCCACCGATAGCGATGCGCGCAGGTGTTATCAATGACGTAACAGCCTTCAGCGCATTACCAACACCTCCAAAGGAGTCGCGGATCTGCCCCCCCTGCTGGATGGCCACCATATACACCGGCATACCTGAGGCGAGAGAGGTCACTACGTCGGTGATCTGCATCGGTAACTGGCGCATTGCGTTACGGTACTGACCAGCGCTAATTTCACCACGCCTCCAGGCATCCTCCTGTTCCCGCAGTTTTGAAATGAACGGTGCAGACTGGTCAGCTACACCCAACTGAGCAGCCTTCATTTCCAGAATTTCAGCGCGAGTTTTCCCTACTGCTGAAGCCTGCTCCTGCAATGAAGCAACGAACGCCTCTCCCGCCTGCGCAGCACGTTTCGCTGAGGCCTCCTGTTCGAGCAGCGCACGTCCTTCTTCCGTGAGGGTCATGTGCGTGCGTTGGAGCTTATTTCTGGTGTCGTCCAGGATCGCTCCATAATCGCGGAATTGCTCTGTGGGCAGCAGACCTTTTTTATTGGCCTGCGTCAGCTGCGCGTAGATCTTATCAAGCTCTTCGAATGCTTTATTGGTGGGATTGATTCGGTTAAGGAGGTTCTGTAATTCCTGCTGCTGCTCCTTCAGGCTTTGGTTTTGTTGCTTACCCGACTGAGCGCCAGCCCGAAAAACACTGTTAAGATTATCCGCCTTTTGAGCAGCACCCGCAGCTGTTGCCTGGAATTTATCAAGCTCCTGATTCCCTCGCTCCAGTTCACTGGTATTTACTTTCAGGGAGATCGTTGCGATATCAGACATTCGGTATCTCCGGGTATAAAAAACCCGGGTAATCCGGGTTAATGATTTTGATTTTTATGGATGGTTCGGAGGGCTGCGGCCTCCATTACTCTCACATCCTGTAAAGCGCCTGCCTCGTCGTCGATACCGTGAATCCTCATCATCCAGGGCAAGACGTTATAGTCCAGCCCGGTCACCCCACCGATACCAGTTCTCCATTGTGTAAACATGTCTCTGAAAATACAGAATGCTGGCCACACATCAGGGAGGACGTCTATTTCAACATCGTCCAGATCGTCCAGGGTCATGCTGAATGCAGCTAATTCTTCAGCGGAGGGTTCAGGCGTAAAACACGCCTCGGCAAGCGCTATCAGTTTTTTTCGCGGACGGCGTACAACTCTTTCGTGTAAGCGGAAACAATGGAGTCGAAAGCACGGGGATAATTTTCAAGCAGCAACGCAAGATTATCCCGGTTGTATTCACTGTCGATATTCCAGCTTTCAATAATTTCAGCCAGATAATTCAGGGGAGCATCTACCTGATCGGCGCTGCCATCCACCAGTTCGGCGGCACGCTTCAGGATATCTTCCATGTCTTTCAGCTGCTTTCGGTTTTTATGGCGGACAATCAGAGTAACCACCCCATCGTCTTCACTAGGACGTGGAATGCTCACCGAAAGTTTAAAAGTTGGTTTCGGGTTTAACGTAAATTTTGTAGCCATAATGAAAATCCTTGAAGCCCCTTTCGGGGCTGGAAAGTGAATGGTTAGCTGCCTGGAGTGGTGTCTGCGTCTTTGTAGAATGTGGTGCCTTTTGACTGCACGGCAAACGCGACGGTAACTGTTTCAATCCGGTTAACTACAGGGTTTGGCTCACCAGAGAAGGACGGCACCACTGACCAGTAACGGGTTTCTTTTGCTTTAGGCACGTACATGTAAACAGCGATAGTGTCGCCAGCAAGATCGGCCTCTTTCAGAAGCGGGTAGAACGGCTGGTCAGAGTCGTGGGCGACCGTATAAGTCTGCGTTTTTGCAGATTTATACGTCGGCAGGCTTCGCTGCGTGTCATCTTCCAGGAACTGGAATTGATAATACTGCTGCTCGCCACCAGCAGCGGCTACTTCAGTGATTTGAGGGATCTGCACCCAATCAGCAGACTCAACCACCCTGAGGGATCCAGAGCCAGAGCCGGTCGGGAAAATTTTGGTGTTTGAAGTGTTTACACCACCAATCGTTGCCTGCGAGCCGGAGACTGCTGTTACTTTACCTACCAGATTATCCAGTGCGGTCCATGGGGAACTCAGCAGAACGACATCGCCTACTTTGACTGTTCCACCATTGAGCGTTAATACAGCGTTTGCTGCGTTAGAAATATCCGTGATGGTAATTGGGTTGCCTGAAGCTGGCGCCACAAATACCGTTGCGCCATTTGGTAGATGGAAAGCCATCTTTTACCTCGCATATAAAAAAACCGGCCATTAGCCGGTTGTGGGTGAATAACAGAAGTTGAGGGTTAATTGCTTATATCAGCACGGTAGTTGAAACTTACTGGAACGGTGTAAGACACGGGTGTAGGGACCCCGCGGAATATGCCAGGCGCGCTGCCAATCCAGCAGGTAAAATCTTTGCCTGCAATTTCCAGCCCCTCGGGGAACAATTCCGCTACTCTGCCAGCCAGGGCAACGACGGAGGTACGGCCGGAGCCGGCTGGCGCCACGACATTAATCTGGTACACGCCTGAATAAGTCCGGCAGCGCAATCCGAGATCGATTGTTCTCGGCGTAACAGGCATATCGTGAACGGCCAGGTACATCTCGTTAGCAGGAGGTGTAAACGGCACGTTCTCCCATGCAACAGAAATGCCCTCGGCATCGGCCCAGGTACCCAGTCTGGCGGCCAGTGCAGATGCAATATCAGGAATCACCTGGACACCTCCTTGACAGCTTCCTCAAAGAAGCGTTGAAACTCAGCAGCGGTTATACGGACCATTCCGCCCGGTGCCTGTGTGGAATGCCCCATTTCAAGCGGGTATGCATACGGGACGTTGTTGCAGAAATAAATGGCCTTCATCCCGACTTTGAACAGTGACAGCGTGTAGTTCCCGGCTGCTTTTGTCAGGTCGCCGGTCTTGTCTATTCGCCCTGTTTCATCAGCTGTCGGAGCATCAAACGATACCTGCCAGTTACCGCGAAAGCGTCCGCCCGTATACCCCGGCGGTGCTTTGATATCCATCCCATCCACCACCCGGGCTTTTTTCTTCAGTCGCCCGGTTTTGGTCAGGTTGTCGGGATTTGCCCGCTGCGCCTCGTTATGGTCGTAAACAGCGCGATTATAGGAAACGGCTGTCTGGTTAACTTCCCACAACTCCGGGTTGCCCACTGGGGACATCATCACCAGTTGGTTAAGTATTTTAATACCAACCGTGCGCACCACAGCTTCTTGATTCGCTTTGGCCTTATTGACGAAGGCTGTGATTTCAGCGAGGAATGCCGTGTTCTCGCCCATGTTAAGCCCTCAGTTGCGCTTTGTAGCAGAGAACCAGCGAGGCAGGTTTTGCAGGGTTGGGGTTCACAATGCGGTAGGCTGTGCCGTCTATATCAACCACATCGCCGATTTTAATTTCCTGCTCTGACGTAAAAACAATCTGCACGTCGCCGTTAACGATGACCGTTCCATCTATTTCGCCTGGCGCGTATTCAGTCTTCACGCCCACAGCAGTAAAACGGACCTCTTCAGTTTTATGTTCAACGCCGCCGATAACCGTTACCGAGCCTTTACGGGTGACGTTGTATAACGCTCCGTTCTGCCTGAGCATGCGCGTTGTTCTGGCCTGCATACGTAGGTAATCAATCGCCATATCAGACCCTCTCTGCAAATGCATTGATGGCGTAACCACGACCACCAGCAAGGTCGCCCAGCAGCGCCATAACGGCAGGATAAGACGGCGTGAATACTTCGCCATCTGCGACCGCATAGGTCATGGTGACAGCACCTTCCACACGTTCAGTTTTCACAGCGGCTTCGCGCACGCTGGAGAGTAAATCGCCGTCGATTGCCTCTATCGCCAGCATGCACTGCGCGGTTATAACCTGCCGTGGAAGCCCATCCGACGGGAAATTATGTTCATCCAGAACGACATTCACGCGTGGCCATGCCAGAGCCTGTCTCGGGTCAGCTTTTGAGCCAACCCAGTCCAGCCCCTCCAGGTAATCCATTGCCTTAATCAGCAAAGGTGTGAGCTTGTCAGGCAGTTCAATGCCGCGTATTTCCGCAAATGAGGCAAGATCCTCTTCACTGGCGTAGCTGTTGGCATCAGGAGAGGTGATATCGTTATTGATCATCGAATCATCCTGTTTATGGGGCTTTCGCCCCATTCTTTATTCTCCGGCAGGTGCAGTGAAGGTTATCTCATCCGTGGTTTTCGCCACTCCTTCAACCATGCCGGTTACCGTGAAGGTGCCAGCAACGTCTGATGTGAGTTTCACCGTTGCACCACCAGCAGAGCCGGTTTGAGAACTGGCCGTGCTAAGCGTGCCGCCTGTAGACGTCCACACGACGGTTTTACCGGATACACCGGAGCCGTTCAGCGTGTACTTCAGAGAAACAGTTACCGCATCTGTGCTGTCAGCGGTTGCGGAGGTTTTATCCGCTGACAGCGTTACTCCCCCACTGCGGATTCCAGTTTGATCAGCACACCTGCCGTTGATTTGTTGCTGGTGAAGTGCTTCTTCCAGTTGCCCGCAGTGCCGATGGCGGTCAGGTCAGGGTTATCACCTTTGGCGGTATCCCAGCTGTAGCCTAGCAGATCAACGTTCACCACGCCTTCAGCGCGATAGCCAACCGCAAGGTTTTCCTGATCGTTGATATCGTAGGAACGGAAGCCCGGCGCCTGAGACTCGGTAACGGTCACTGCGCCGGCTACCAGCCCAAGGATCGCATCAGCATCCATCGTGTCAGTCACCAGCACAGGTTTACCCAGCGTGCCCGGCTGCCCGCCGTAAACCACCACGCCCGCTTCTTCGTAAATTTTGTTGGCAATCGCCTCATCCACAATGTCGAAGTAGGTCGCGGAGTGCATCACGAACAGAACCAC